GGAGCAGCAATCCCTTCATAGGCGTGCGATTCGTGGCTCGGCCGGTAGTTGCAACGCACGGTGAAGGGATTGCTGCTCCGCAAGCCGGCGATGACTTCGCGGTGCGCCCCTGGTGATCGAAGATGCGTAATGTCGATCACCGCCGTGTCGGTGCTCGGCGGCGTGATCGCAATCACATCGGCCACGGCTTCGAACCCTTCCGGGCTCGCGCCGTCGCCGACGAGAAACTGGGCCAGATACCCGTGAATCCCGGCCCCTTGGTACGTCGTATCGGTCAGGTCTGCCATGTCAGTGCTCCTTGGTCGTGCGTGTCGGTCGTGCGTTAGGCTTGCATCATCCAGACGCGGTAGTCTCGCGACACCCGCGCCCGGTGCGTTTCATCCCGGTCGAAGAGTTCTCGGTAGCCGTCCGCGAGGGCTTGCACCAGTTCGACGGCTGGACTCCCCAGCGTCGCAGTCGCCCCACGCAAACCAGTCACCACACCACCCACGTAGTCGCCCAGGATGGCCTGATCGACGGCACGAGCCGCCTTGATCGTGGCGGCCACGCAATCGATCTGCACCCGGCCCCAGACGAGCGCGTCCGTGCCGCGCAAATGGGGGGCCTGCACCTCACTGATCTGCTGAATCAGGACGGCGGGCAGCGTCGGATTCTGCGGCATCTGGACCTCCCAGATCCGCGCATTCACGAGCGCCGTCACGGGCGCGAGACTCAAGAGATACGCCCGGACCACTTCAGCCAACGTCATGTCGTTCGCCCGCTCCCCGATCGGGCACGCAGATGCCGCCAGATCACGTCTTGCAGCAGCTTGATCGCCGCCGACGCCCGCTGATCGAGCGCCGGCCGCATGAACGGTTGCGCAGCATGCCGCACCGTCCCGTATTCCTGAAATAGTCCGTAGAAGAACGCTGGCTCCGGTCCGATCGCGACCGCCGCTTCGCCTGCTTGCTTCGCGCGCACTTCATCTGGCCCCTCGAGCACGCCGGAGGCCGTCGCAATCGCGATGTGATCGCGCAAATCCGGCGGCCCAGGTTCAACGGGCGCCAGTTCCCGCATGCGCTGTTGAATTGGTACGGCCGCCTGCTTTAACATCGCCGTCATGAGGCCGCGCGACTTGGCCGGACTTAAGCTCGCCAGCGCCTGCGCGAGCTGGGCTCCGCCGTGCAGTTGCACGCTAATCATGCGGGCACCTGCGTCGAGGCGATCGTCCAGAGCTCGATGCCGCGCTTGCGGCCGAGAATAGAGGCGGCCACGATGTCATGCACGCGATCGGCCACGAGGAGCCGGCGCGTCTTTGGCACGTCCAGCAATTCCGGGTCCATGTCCCGCCGGTAGTTGATCTCCCACCGCACATCCGACGCCGAGGCGAGATGCGTGACACGCACCCGCTCATACCCCTGGATGTCCGTCCGCGCCGCCGGCAGGCGCGCGACCAGCGTGCTCCAGGTCTCGACCGGCTCCCCCGAGTCCGCATCCGCCACATCCGCGACCGGACGCTGCTGGATCTCGATCAGACGATCGCGCTGACCAGCCTCCAGTCGCGCCACGGTGCGCCATCTAAAGGCCATTGCTCCACCGCCGCGGATAGAAGGCCGCGAGCCCGAGGATGTTTTCGACCTGGCCGTCGGCATTCGAGAGATCGGGGTGTGTGTAGAACTCACCCACGGTTAACCCGATTTCATGCTGCACGTCGTCAGGGATCTCTTCTGGCGTCGCAGAGCCCACCGTGAACGTCACGACCACGGCATCCGGTTGCGCGCGGGCGACAGGCCACGCCTCGCCATAGGCCGGTTGCAGGGTCGCGCGTCGCACGCGGCCGGCCGGCACGAAGATCCAGGTATGCGGCGAGACGTTATCGAACGTGGTTTCAGTGCCCTCGCCATCGAGATAGACCACCGACTCGACCTCACGCACCGGCCCATCGACAAACTCGAAGGCACCGGTCGGAAACCCATCAGCGGTGAGCGTGAGGGTCTTCGGCGCGATGTGTTCGCCGCGGCGGCGCTCCACGAATGCCGTCGCCGCGCGGATGTAGTGATCGATCAGGTCGGATTCCACGTCCTCCGTATACACACGCAGCACGCGATGGGCGATGAACTCGCGATCCACGGCGAGAAAATCTGTCTCGGCGCTCACGAGCGCCGTCCGCCACTGGAGGCCGGCATCCCACGGCAGGCTCACGTCAGCACCTCGGTGTAGGGGAACGACAAGACGCGCGGGCGCCACGTCTTCGGACGTCGCGCGACGAGGCGCTTAACGGCGGCATCTACAGGTTGTTTGCGCCGGTACCGCGTGGTGGAACTGTCCCCGACGAACTCATGTCGCACGAGCACATGAGGTAGGAGATGGATCGGGGCCTGCTGCGCCAGCCGTCGCCGGAACTCGCCATCGGTCCCGTAGTAGCCCGAGAGCGCCTCGTCATAACCGCCCACACGCCAGAACAGATCGCGGGTGAGGAGAAAGCTGGCCGAATGCGGCGCGATGGTCTGCCCGGTGTGCTCACGCCGCGCGAACGCATAGACCACGCGAGGATCGTGCTGCCCCCACATCACCGCGCGGAGCGTGTCAGTCGGCATGAGGTGATCCATATCGGTGAGGAGCAACCATCCCGCCTCTGCGTGATGCGCGCCGAGATTGCGCGCCGCCAACCAGTTCCACCGCACGTCCACGCCGATCCGAAAGAGCCGGAGCGCACACGGCACGTCGCGCGGACGGACGCACGGCACGGGCGATCCGTCATCCACGACGATGACGGTCAGCCCCGCCGTGAGATCCCGCGGATACCCGCGCCAGAGCTGACACTGAGTCTCAAGGAAGGTCGGATTCTCGTAATACGGCAAGACGAGCGTGAGGGGCTTGGGCGTGGCGCTCGGCGGGATCTGGACCGACGGCAGATCGCGACACCAGAGAGCCATCTCAGCCCCAGTGCGCCGCCACCCAGGGCCAGCGGGCCACCGCGTCAGCCGGCTTGGGCGTCTTCGCGAGGATCACGCGGGCCTCGGCGGGGATCTGGCCAGCGGCCCCGATCTCGGAGATCCGAGGAAACCACGCCGCAGGCATCGTGTCGGCCGTCGGCTGCCATTCTCCGATGGCGTCCTGATCGCCCCAGAGCCGCGCCGCAATGGCCGGCGTGAATTGCGTCCAGAGATGCGGCAACGTGCCGCCATCGAACACCATGACCGAGGAGTTGTACCGCCGCACGGTCTGCTGGCCGTTCGCCGGTCGGAAGGCCCCACCCGGCGGCACGAGCGCAAAGGCCGACGGAAACTCCACAATCGGGTCGAGCGCCTGCACGATGATTGAATCGAGATCGAGATAGAGCACCCGCCCGCCGAGCCCCACCGCCGGATCGAACAGGCGCAATTTCGCCCACCAGCCCGGCAGTGGCTTCGGCGACGGAATCCAGATCGCTGCGACATCCGCTGGCACCTGCAACGGGTGATCGGTGAGGCAGACGAACCGATGCGGGCGGGCGAGATGCCGCGCCACACTCGCGCGCAAGCGGGCGACATACTCCGCGCCGTACGGCACATTCGCGCGGACCCACACACAGACGACCGTCAACATGGAATCACCAGGGACTTGTGATACCGGCCCTGCTGCGGGACCCGAAACGCCGCGCGATCCTTCGGCCGACGAAAGATGCCGCGAATCAATTCGCCGCGTGGGGTGATCTGCCGCGCAAGCTGGACGATGTCGTACGCATTCGCCGCGGCCAGATCGCGAAAGAGACATTCATCGGTGAGGTAGTAGCAGTGCTGGCGGTAGCCTTGCACGGGCCGGTCGAACGCGAGATACCCGCCGGGTCTGGTGAGGGAGTGCAGCGTCCGCCACACTTGCGCCTGGTCAAAGACGTGTTCGCCCGTACCGAAATCCGTCACGAGATCGAATGGTTTCCGCGGCCGGACGAGGGGAAGATTCAGGTCGGCCATGATCGTGCCGCGCCCATTCCCATCGATCGAGCAATACCGCGCGCAGCCGAGCCGGCGATACCACGCCTCGGCGAGTTCGTGCGGATCGGTCCACGTCACCCATTGATCGCCTAACTCACAGACGGAAAATCCATGCGGGAGATGCAACTGCTCAATAAAGACCGCCGGCTCTTTCAGAATGCCCATCAGCGCCGGACTCCCAGGACATAGCCGCGTTCGGGAAGCAGCCTGAATGCCTCGAAACGATAGTGCAGGCCCAACTCCTCGATCGCGTGGGCGACGCCGGTGAGATGTGCATCATCGAAGACGGCCACATCGCCCGGCCGTTGACGGGCCGCGAGCAGCCGGCCTTCGCCGAGCACGACCGCATAGTCGTGCTTGCCGTCAAGGAAGGCGACATGCACGCGATCGGTCGTCCGGGCCAGCCACTCGAGGCCGGTGTCGTGCCGGAACTCGATGGCCTGACTCTCGGGCCACGGCGCGAGGGTCTCGGCCAGCGTCAACAAGCCGTGACATTCCGCGATCGTATTCCGCCGGGTATGCGACTCCGGGTCCACGACATCAACGGAGACCACGCGGCTCGCCGTGCCCTCCACAGCCCAGAGCAGACAAAGCGCCGAAAAACCTTTCGCCGTCCCGATGTCGAGACAGTAGAGCGGCCCCTCGGCCGTCAGGCGATACCGTCGCGTGAGCGCATAGAGCACGCGCCCATGCTGCCAATTGGGCGGACGCGCTTTAATCGGACAGGCCAACACGCGCGCCGCCGCCTCGAGGCGGGCGCGATCGAGCGCGAAGCCCTGCCGCGCCTCGAAGTCGTCCACTAGCGGATACCGGCGCGTACGCTCGAGCGCGAACGCCGCCTCATACGCCTCGACGGGGGGAATTAAGTGCATCCGGTCCGCTCCGCCGGGAGGAAAATGTCATCCGATCCCGCGCGGAAGGAATAGGCGTACCCCTGATCGCGCAAGAACCCATGTAGATCCTCTGGCGTGAACCCGTAGTGCTGACAATTCTCGTTGACTTCGGCCGCCACCACCGGCCGACAGCGCCGCAGCGTGCCATGCGCGCCGCGCAACGCCGGGAGTTCGTAGCCTTCGACGTCGAGACAAATCAGATCGCAGACCGGCACGGCGAGATCATCGATGCAGAGCGTCGGCAGGACGCCCGATCCTTCGATGTGGGTCAGACCCTCATGGTCGCCCACCATGCGCCCATGCCGGCGCCGTTGCGACAGGCCGACCGGCCCCCGCACGTCCCCCAGCGCCGCCTGCAAGCGAATGATGTTCGGCTCCGGCGCATTCGCCTGCAAGGCCGCGAACAGCGTGGGCGCGGGCTCGAAGGTGTAGACCGTCTTGAACGAGGCCGCAAGCCGCTTCGGCCAGATCCCGAGATGCCCGCCGGCCTGAATCGCCACCCGGTGCGCCGCACAGGCCGCGATGATCGTGACGAGATGCGGCAAGTCCCGCCGATTGAACTTCAGCGCCTGCGGACTCCCCCGAAAGGTCTCCCACGCCCACCGGCTCATGCCGCGATCCCCCAATGCTCACGCACCCAGGCGAGCCGCTGACCGCGCCAGTCCCACGGATCGACCTTGCCGTGAAAATGCACGACGCGCGCATTCGCTGGCAGCGCGCCGCCCTTCGGCTCGAGATGCACGCGGAAGCTGTACACGCCATCGTCACGCGTCCAGGTCGCTTGACCCGGCCCGAGCACATAGCTGATCCACCCTTGATCGGACCCGAACCGGCCCGCGCGTTTCGCCAACGACGGCGACCGCTGCGGATCGAAGGCCGTCCACACCTGCGGGCGCGCCCCGGCCGTCAACATGAACATCGAGCCGTTGTAGAAGGTTTTGGGATTCGTCTCGCCCCAGATGACAAAGTCCTCAGCGCGAGAAAATAAGGGCGTCACATCGCCGACAATCACGGTATCCAAATCGATACAGACAAAGCGCGGACCGAGCAGCAACTCAATCGCAGGATCGAAGAGCTTCAGTCGACGATAGCAACTCGGCTGATGCCGTCCGTGAGGACTGATCACGGCCGCATGATCGGGCCACAGCGGGATGGTCTCGATGTCCTCTAACCCGCGCGAATCATCCGTGATGCACACAAACCGATGCGGCAGGGGATACTGCCGGCGTAGGGCATTCCGCAACGCCAGGACGGCTGTCGGACCGAACGTGGATCGGTAGCCTGGCGCGGCGCACCACTTGAACGTGCAGACCGTCAGCATGGCAACGCCTCGCGCAAGGGCACGCGCGGAAACGCCGTCAGCATCGTCGAGCGAGAACAATTCAGCACGACGACGCCGATCTTAGCCAGCGGTTTGACCAGCGAATCAAACGCGTGCCGAAAGAGCGGGTACGGCGACCGCTGGCGATTCGGGTGCTCGCCGAAGAAATGACTGCGGTCTTTGGCCGCCTGCATGTCGAATCCGAGAAGGAGAATCCGCGCCGCGCCGTAATGCACGGCGAGATTGATGGCCTGATACCCGGAGTTGCGGCCGGATTTGAGCCCGGTCGGCAGATGCTCCAGCCCGGACCATCCGGTGTTGCGGAGCCGCTGCACGTCCGGATAGATCGCGCGATACTTCGTCCACGCTGAATGATCGAGCGCCCACTTTGGCCCCGTAAACTCTGGGACGCCACGATGCCATTGCCACCACTGCGCATCACAGCCGTACAGCGCATCGGCCCACGGCGCGAGGTGATAGGCGTCATTCACGGCGATCACGCGCGCTTTCGTGCGACAGTAGTCCACATCCTCAACGGTCAAGGACGGCCCGGTCCCGAGAACAACGACGGTCTCCCCAGGCCAGAGACGCGCGACCTGCGGCATGGCATGACCGACTAATAGCGGACAGGACCGGGCGCGCCCGATTCGCCCCGCGGTCCCGCCGGACCGAGCGGCCCGGCCGGACCCATCGGGCCATCGCGGCCCTTTTTCACGGCGAGCTGCCACGCACGCGACTCCTCTGAGGGCAGCCCCGGCTTCGCGCTGGTCGCCTGCTTGGCGATCCACACGGACCCGCCCGCCGTCACCGCATCGCCGACCGCATAGGTCTGCCCCTCGGCAAACACCCCGCGATAGATCACCATCGGCAGGGTCACGATCTGACACCGCTCGAGCTCGCCACGCATGAAGCGAAATGAGAGCGTGCGATCCCCGTCGTAAGCGACGGAGAAATCCTCCAGGCCGAATCCATCCTTGCCGTTCGTCCCGTCGTGGCCGTCGCGGCCATCGGCGCCTCGCTCGCCGATCGGCCCAGGCGCGCCGTCTGCCCCATCGCGGCCATCCTTGCCGTTCGTCCCGTCGTGGCCGTCGCGGCCATCACGGCCGTCAAGGCCTCGTTCACCTGCAAGTCCTGGCGGTCCTGGCGGTCCTGCCTCCACCGTCCGCGCTTCCAAGGCGGCGATGCGCCGCAGGAGCGGGGCACAGACCTCGCGCACGGCGTCGGCCGTCGCGGCCGCCACGATCTGCAAATCAGGCGAGGTCATGACAGGCTTTCGTGATGGTCCCCCGAATCGCGGCGGCCATCATCTCCTCGGACATCTCCTCGTCCATCTCCGTGGCTGGAGAGGAGGTCGTCCCAGCACTGAAGGGATCGGCCTTCGCGTCGCGCTTCGCCAGCGCCGCTAAGGAATAATTCTGCTGCTGGAGATACGGTCCGTCGCCGCCCTCCACGGGGCCGAGGTGCAGAAAGCGCCGCCGCGATTCATTCGGGGACATCCCCCCGCCGCCAATCGCCTCGGCCGCCGCCTTGATGCGCGAGGCGGTATCCATGCGGAGCAAATCATCGAGATCGAACTCGGTGCCGTACTTCGCGGGCAATGACAAGCCGTCGTCGAGCAGACTTTCAATGCACTCGATCGGATTCTGCAAACACTGCGTGTAGTACTGGAGATTCAGCGCCTCGACGTTCGTGTAGGCGGGCGCGGGGGCCACGCCCACCATGTGCGCGGGCACTTTGTACACGGCGCAGACGTTTTCGGCAGAGAGCTTGAGCTGTTTCACGAGTTCCGCATCGACGGCGTTGATCGTCATCGATTCGTACTTCAGCCCATTTCCCAACACGGCCACCTTGCCCGCATTGTCCCCGGTGTATTCCGTGTCCCAGATGCGTCGGATTTCTTGCGCGTCCTCGGAGGACACGGTCCCCGGCGCGGTCAGGAGCCCGCCAGGCTGCGATCCGTTGGCGAAAAAGTTCGAGGAGTTCCGCTGGATGCGCAAACCTTGGACCGCGGGCAAGAGCCCGGCACTAAGCGGCGACACGCCGACGAGCGGATGATAGAGCGGGACCATGACATCGTGAATGATCTCGCTCGCCGGCACCGTAACCTGGGAGGCCACGCCCACCAGATCGTCCTGCTGGAGCGCGTAATAGACGGCCCCATCCGGGGCCACGAGCGCCCGCACGCGCTGGGCGTCGAGCACATAGAGCGCCCTCACCACGCGCCGGAGATCGCGCTGCTTCAGCACGTACGTGTTGCCATGAATGAGCTTCGAGGTCATCCATTGTTCGATAAACTTAATTCGGGTCTGATACCGATTAGGTTTCAGCAGCACCGGAGAGAAGGCTGGGCTCTCCGTCTCCTGCCAGATACCATCGGCATCCTGCTGCTGGAGCGTGAGACGCAGTTTCGCGATGTCCGAGGCGATCAGCGTGACGCACGCATAGACCGCATAGAACGTCAGCACGTTCTCCGGTCGGAGTTCGATCCCGCGCTGCCACGCGCCGCTGAAGCCTTCGCGCACGACCGGCCACCAGCCGCCCCGCGCCTCGGGAGACGAAAGGACGGCCGGGATCTGTTTCTGACGCGTAATCGTGAAGCCGAACACGGTCATGACGCTTCTGGAGGCCGTCTCGGTCGCTGGGCTCGTCCGCGCACGCTGGGCTCGTCCGCGACCAGATCCCGACGCGCATAGACGCCCGCGGCCTCGTCCTCCTGGACCCAGCGCGCCTGCCGCCGATAGAGCAGCGCCGCCGCTTCAATCGGCCGCACGAGACAGAGCTCCCCGGCCGCAACCGATTGGCCACGATACGCGAAGGGTTTGAGGGCCACGACGGCCACACGCGCGTCAGTCATCCCTGCCACACATCACGCCCCGCCGCCGGAGCGTGCGCTCACAGCGGCGGGGCACTCACGGGACTAGCTCGGCGATCCGATCGATCCCCAGTTCACGTCATCCATGTAGGCGACGGCATCGGCGCGCCGCTTCGCCCAATTGATGAACCGCTCGGCCCGGAGGGCGATCGAGTTCGTCTGCCACATGGACACGGCACTCGTCGCCGTCGACGTCGCGCTGTTGTTCGTCGGGTTGTCGAGCATTTCGAGCGAGGCTTCGCGGCTCATGTCGATCGTCACCTGCCCGTCATCCGACAGGAAGATGTCCGACGCGTTGACCGCGATCACCAGATTCCCGCCCCCGCTCTGATTCGCCGCATACTGCGAGGTGATGACCGGGATGCCCTGGAGCGTGCCACCCCGCATCGTCAGACCGGGGAACTCCGCTTGCCCGAGGCTGTTCACCATCAGCGACAGCGCCAACGCCAACGTGTTCGGCATGATCAGCACGAGGCTGGTCGGGTCGATGTTGGCGAGGATGAACGTCTCGAGCAGGTTCTGGAGGTCGGTCCGCGCATTGTCAGCTCCGGTGCCCGCCGAGGTCAGGGCCGTCAGCCCATTTGTGATCGAGGCCGGCGAGACATTCGCCGAGGCGGCCTTCGCCGGATCGACGAAATCGACATCCAGCCGTTCAATCAACGCCCGCGCGAGTTCGTCGCGCACCAATGCTTCAGCCGACGGCGAGGAGAATCGCACGATCTCCTCGGTCAGGACAGCGATGTTGGCGACCTTCGCCCAGGTGAGCGTCGTCGGGGCCACCTGGAAGCTGGTGAGCGGCTTCGGCGCGCCCTGGCCCACCCAGTAGCCCTCTCCGCCAGAGATCTGGCCGATCACGCGCACGTTGAACGGCACGCGCCGGAGGGACGGAATCCCCCCCGTGCCGAACTTGCCGATGATCGTCTGCGGCCGGAGGAACTCGATGAACTCGCCCGCAAGATTCGTCGGGTCCACGAGCGCGCCGGCCCAGACCGCCGTCCCCGTCGTCGCCGCCGGGACCGCTCCACGCTGGAGGTACTGGTGGATGCGCGGCGAATCCGGGTACCGCGCCTTCGCGAGTTCCACTGGGCTCATGTGCTCGAGATAGGCGTGCGCCTTGCACATCACCATGCGGGCGAACTCGTGGCCCGGCGGCAGGGTCTCTTTAACCTGAATGACCGGCGCGCGACTGGCCGCCCCGTCCGCGAACGACGCGCCGGCCACCGGCCGCGCCGCGCCCTGGTTGGACTCTTCGAGGTCACGCAACCGCTTCAGATGCGCATCGACCGCGCGAATCTCGTCCGTCAACGTGTCGTACTGTTCGGCCGCGGCCGCATCGAGCGTTTCGCCCGCGTCCGCCGCCTTCGTCATGAGCACCACGCGCTCGGCATCTTTCGCCGCCCGCGTCGCCTCGAACTCGGTGATCTGTTCCTGAAAGGTTTTCTTCATGATCTGCCCTGCACGGGAAACGGCCGCAACGCCGGCCGAGGACCGAACGACCCGCACCGGACCCTGACCTGACGCGGTCAGATCCTGTGCAGCAATGGCCTTGATGGTGGTGATGGTGGCTGCGCTATTGGCGGGGATCGTCACCGCCGAGAGTTCCACCCATTCCCATTTCTTGTAGCGAAACCCGAACGTGCCCTTGATGGCCTCGGGCGGTTCGAGGGCGTGAAACCCAATCGAGAGCCCGCGCACGAGCTGATGTGCCACGGCCTGCCAGGCAAAATCCAAGATGTCACGCAGCCGGCCCGGCTCGTCGGTGCGCGCCATCTGAATCCGCACCGGAATGCCATCGGATCGGGGTGTCGCCGCGATCACATGGCCGACGGGCGTTCTACCGACGAAGGGATCGGAGCCGTGCTGCCAGAGGAGCGGGAGCGGGAGATGAAAGACCGCGCCCGACGACTCGACGATATCCTCCGAACGATCCATCGAGGGTGTCGTGGCGATACCCTCGAGCAGCCGCTGCTCGTCGTCGAGCGATTTCAGCGTGAGAAGGGAATAGGCCCGCTGCATGCGACCACTGAGGCCGCAGTGTCAGGGGGAAAGGGAATCACGTAATACGTTAGGGTTGGCAGCGCGGGTGATGCTCGTCGTCTGGGAAGGGCTCCAGACATTCCAGCGTCGCCGACACAATCGCCTCCCGGATGAAAGCCGAGACCGTCATATGATTCCGCTGGGCGGCTTCCGCCGCTTGCCGCAACTCTCGCGGCGAGAGCCGGATCGGCACCGGATGACTCGGCGCTTCGGCGCGCAGTTTGCCCGACATCTACCCACTCGGCCGGCGACCCGCCACGAAGATCCGCACCGGGGACGCGGTCGCGGTCGGGATCTGCGCGACGGCATTCAGGAGGGCCTGCACACCGTCAATCCGCCCCCGTGAGCGGCGTTTGCTGGTCAAGACATTGCCCCGATCGTCGGGCCGCGCCGTCACATTGCCGACCATGACGGCCATCAGCGGATTATGGTCGTGCCGGATGCGACGCTCAAGGATTCTCCCTTGCAGCATTTTCATCGGCTCGCTCAGTTTCTCGTACCGCTGAGGCACGAACGTCACGGGCACCTGATCCTCGTCCGCGAGCTGGGGGCCGAGTTCATGCATTTGCCAGGGGTCGGTACAGAGTTCTCTCACGCGCCACTCGCGCGCGACCGCCACGAGCTGCCGGCGCACCTGCTGGCGATCGATCGTCCGGCCGGCCGTCGTGTGCAGCCATCCCTCTCGCGCCCACTGGCGATACGATATCCGATCCTCCTGGCTCCGATCCTCGAGCGTGTCGTCGGGCAGCCAGAAGATCGGCCGCACCGCGAACTCCTCGTCAGGCATCTTCCAGACGAGCGCGGCCGCCGTGATGTCCGTCGTACTTGACAGGTCGAAGCCCAGCCAGCACGGCCACGCGCGTAATTCGCTCTCGCTCGGTAACGGCGGACACGCCTGCCAATCGGGCACGGAGAAATACGCCTCTTGCGCTTGGACCTGCTGCCCCAGATAGAACCGACGGAACTTCGCTTGCTCGGCGGGATTCGCCAGCGCCTTGGCGCATTCCGTGTGGAGAAACTCCGGCTTCACGGAGATGCCGTAATTCGGGTTCGCCTTCCGCCAGGTCGCTTCACTCGTCCAGTCATCGTCCCGATCGGCGGCCGCGATGAAGGCGAACCAGGAGGGCAGATCCAGTGTGCCCTCGAGCACCCGCGTGCTGAGCGTGTAATGCTGCCCGTAGACACTGTGATCATCCATGCCCGCGGTCGTGATCTCGAAGAGCAGCGGATCGAGCCGCGTCCCCATGCCCGACTCCATCACTTCGATCACGTCCGGCGATTTCAATTTGTGGACTTCATCGACCACGACGAGAAACGGCCGGAGCCCATCGAGCGTATCGGCATCGGCGCCGAGCGGCTCCATCTTCGATTCGCTCGCCGCATTATGGATGTTGTGCTTCCCGATCGTGGCGTGGGCCTTCAGCGCCTTCGAGCGCAACATCATCTGCCGACCCGCCTGGAAGCAGATCCGCGCCTGATCTTTTTTCGTGGCGACCGAGTACGCCTCCGCGCCGCCCTCGTCCAGAAAGAACGCGAAGAGCACGAGGAGTCCGCCCGCTATCGTCGATTTGCCGTTGCCCCTCGGAAGTTCGACAAACGCATTCCGAAAACGCCGCCGCCCAGTCGCCCGATCGACCCAGCCCATGAGCGAGCCGATCACAAACTGCTGCCACGGCTCGAGCTGAATCGGCTGCCCCGCCCACTCGCCTTTGTAGTGCCGATAGAGCTGGAAAATGCCGAAGGCTTTGTCGGCCAAGGCCGGCCGAAACACCCACGGCCCCCCGGCCGCCATCTGCGCCAGATCCGCCAGATGCCGCGCGCACGCCGCCCGCTGCCATTTGCCCGCCGGCACCAGCCCCTCGATGACCCGCTGGGCATAGACCGTGACCAAATCACTGGACGGCGAGCAATCGGGCAAGCCGCGCCTCCTCGTCGTCCGGGACTGGCGCGGCGACCGGCACCCTGCCGTCGGCCGCCAGCCCATAGCGCGCCTGGAGCTGCTCGACCCGCACCATCAGCGCCCGCCAATGCGACAGGAGGCTATTCGCGCGACACTCCCGATGCACGCCCATGGCTTCA